TTATTTAGCTCGTTTTCCTCTTTCAATAACTATATTCATTATTGAAATCCATTCATTAGTTGCTTTAACAACATGATCTAAACCAAATAAAGTTTGTCCTTGTGCTGAGTTTAAAAATAATATCTCTAGACAAGGAAAATTCATATCATTAAATATAATTCTTATACCAAACTTTTTTACATACTCTTTACTATTATAATTATCAAATAAAGAAAATTTTTCTTCTATTAATTTCGTTTTACTATCTTTTATAAGTTCACACTTTATTACATCTTTAAATGGTATTTTATTTACAAATATGTTTTCTGTATTATTATTTGTTGCTAAATAATATACATTTTCACTCTTTTCATCAACTAAAAATTTAGAAGTTCCTGAAATAGTTGGCATATCTACAAATTTACTAACAAAAATATTATTATCTTCTATATATTTTTGAAATTTTTCATTCCCCAAATTTCTTGCCTTTTTCTTATTAATACTAATGCTAATTGGCAAACCTATAGCAAAAATAATTATAGCTAAAATGATAATACTCATTTTATCCCTCCCAAAAAATTATTCATTAACATTATATAACATTTTTGTTAATGGATAAAGTTCTTATTTTTTTATGGATATAATTTATAAATTTGAGTATATTAATAACTGGGTTATAGTTAAATGATTAAAGCGTTGATAAAGGTGTTTAAAATCACTTACGCTTTTATACTTATTTAAACTAAAAAAAGAGAGATAGGCATATAAATATACCTATCTCTCATCTTAATTGTCTAATAGTTAAAGTAGAATATGCCTTAATTATATAGGCTTTATATTTATTTTATCAATAAAATTTTTATTTATTAACATAAAATAAAAATAACATTCAATTTTTATTAAAGCTTCTTAACAAATTCAGCATTAACAAATCCAACTTTTCCATTTTTAGTTGTTACTCTATACCAACCTATGAAATCAGAATCTACCCAATCTATTCTAAAAATATCACCTACGTTTATCTTATCTACTATTCTTGAATTTAATGATCCTTCTTCTCTTACATTTAAGAATGTACTAACATTATGAGTAGTAGCCATTTGTAGTTTTTCTACATAATCAGCATTTACATAGCCAACTATTCCATTATATTCAATGTAATACCAACCAAGATAATCTTCATCAACCCATTTTATTTTAAACTTTTCATTGGCAGGTATTGAACCAACTACTCTAGAATTAGTAGTTCCCTTAGCTCTTATATTTAATTTAGTGCTTACATTTTTAGTAGTAGCATTATCTAGTGTAAAATCTTTCTTTAGAAAATCTTCATAGCAATAGTTCATATCTACTGAATTTGTTCCAATCCCATCCATAGAACCACTTTCTGAAAATTGCCATATAGCAGAATTATAAGCTTTTGCTTTATCTTCGCTTACACCATACCAAGCAAGCCATAAAGGATAATTTACTTCGTTACTATAAAATTTATTATTTATGAAATCAGGATTAGCATAGTTCATTGCTTTATATCCAGCATTCTCTATTGTAGAACAAAAAACATTTATCATATCAGTTGCTAATCTTTTTCCTATTGTAACTCCATTCTTTTTCGCATAGTTTAAAGTATCATATTCTAAATCATAACTTATAGGATAATCTACTTTATATGGCTTAATAGCTTCTAATACATATTTAGCTTCATTTTTAGCCATTTCTTCATTCCATGCATAACTAAACCAGTAAATACCTACTGGAATATTCAATCTATTACACTCTTGAATATTTCTTACGAACTGTTTATCTATATTGTTTCTTCCATATCCTGCCCTTAACATTACAAAGTCCACCTGATCTTTTACTTGCTCCCAGTTTATTCTTCCTTGATGTTCACTTACATCTATTCCTCTTAATTTTGTCATTTTAAGCAACCCTTCCTTTTTAAAAAATTTTTATATAATTAAAGGCAATAAAAAAAGACTATCTCTAGTCCTATCTATTACATTAATAAACTATTTGTTTTCCACTGGCACATAGTTTGATATTGCAGCTAGTTTACTTTCTAAATCAATATTCTTAGACTTAAGCTCTTGGTTTTCTTCTTGTAACTTCTTTAATATCTCTGAATTTTCTAAAATAGCCTCTTTTCCTTTATTAACTTCTCCAGCAATACTTTGTCTTAATTCTTTTACATCTGTTGGTGATAACTCTGGAAACTTATCCATCATCATTTTGTCAAATTCATAAGCTTTAGAACTTAATTTCTTTTCTACTGATTCTGTGATACGAAAGTTTTCTTCAACTACATTCCACACTTGCTTTGCTATATCTATATACTGTTTATTTTTTATTATCTTTTCTTCTAACCCGCTTTTTTGTAATTTACTTTCTAATACTTTAATTACTAATTTTAAAATTGTTTTTAACATTTTAATTCCTTCTTTCTTAATTTTATTTATAAAAAAAGAATCATAATTTCTTATGATCCTCTTTATCTTCTTTAAGTTGTATTAATGCATTTTTTAATTTACTTGGTACTGGTACACCTAATTCACTTGCATTTTCTATAATGCTTATGCCTTCATTGGCTATGTAAAAATAGCATACCAAAGTTCTAAATATCCAATTTCCTGTATTTAAAAGTCTGTCTAACATTACAGCTACTATAAGAATAGTGAAAATAACTCCCTTTCTTGCTATTCCTTTAAGTCCTATATTGCTGCTTAAATCTTTATTAACATAGCCTTTAGTAATGCCAGTAATATAATCTAAAGCCATTAAGACTATAAGTATAACTAAAGGGGTGTCCCATGCTCCTAATAGCCATGTAAATAAAGTTCCTATTGCTACAATACCTATCTTTAAATAATCAAATATATTTTCCATTACTCTTTTGTCCTTCCTTACTCTGAAATTGGCTCTAAATCTATATTTGTAACAGGTGTATATATTAATTTTTTAGTTTCTAAATTAACTGAATAATTATGAATGTTAAAAAATATATCCATATTTCTAGGATAAATAGCTCTTAAACAATAACTTTCTTTATCTTGCCTATCTTTTATAAAATAGTTAAAGTCTTGTACTCCACCTGCAACCTCTATTATTTTCCCTGTAAACTTACTGTAGAAAATAGTCATGCTATTTTCATGTTCTTTATCCTCTTTTGCTTTTTTTAACATTTCTTCCTTACTAAACATTTTACTCTCCCTTCTAGGCTGTTACATGTAAAGTTGCTACTACCTGTAGTCCTTCTGTTGTAAATGTATCATTATCTCTTATACATCCTCTACAAGCAACTTGTGCATAGGTATGTCCATTTGCTCTATATACTCTACCAGTAGAAACAGTAATATTTTCTGAACTAAACGGCTTTCCAGTATATTTATACCAACCTTTTAGTGATGCTGTTATATCAATATATTGTGGATCTACATAGTCAAATCTAGCTGGCAACTGAACATCTCTATAAATATAATTATTACTTCCATCTGTATTTATTGATACAGCTTCATGATAACTTAAAGAACGATATGGGTATTTCATCCCTGGAGCGTACCACATATTACCTTCTTCTCCAATTTGATTCCATGCACCACTAGCAAATTTACAGTTATAGCCCATTCCATCTAATTTAAATGTTGTATCGTATGTTTCGCCACCCTTAGGCAAATATTTTACTGCTCCTACATTTCCTTTATAGACAGCTACTTCACTTATATAAAGCCAACAATATTCATCTAAATTAGTATTAGGCTTCATTCCATTATTATCGAAACGTAGCCATACCCACTCGAAATTACCAGTATTAAACGTAAAGCTATATGGAATGTCATTGGTTAAATCGCTTCTTTCTCCCCCTAAAGCTTGCATAACTCTTATTACTTGTCCATAATCACCAGATTCTGTATTACTTAGCATTACAAATGCTTCCATGCTTTGTATATTCTGTTCTACTTTGTAGTGAAAATTTAGTGTATATGTTGTATTTTTTTCTACTTTAAAAGATTTATAAGAAGTTAAAAACTTTTCTGATGTACTTTTATTTTTTACAGCTCCACATACCTTCCCACTAAATCCATATCCAGTATAAGGACCACTCCAGAACTCTCCTCCACATATCCACTCTCTTAACCCACCTGCAAAAGTTCCATTAGGTACTAAGTTATGTAAATTAGTTGTTTGTGCAACTCTAAGTTGAAAATCTCTATTAGATTGTTTATACTCTGTAAACTGCTGTATAGTTACAGCACTAGCAACTCTTCCATCTAGTGTGTTTATTCTACTCTCTGTAGCACTAACTCTATTAGTTATCCCATTTAAGTTAGTTTCTACATTAGTAACTCTACTATTAATATTAACTACTTCCTGCTTACTAGCTTTATCATTAATATTACTTTCTAAAGTTTGTGCTTTACTTTCTGTAGAGCTTACTCTTTGAGTTATTGAATCTAAACTAGCTTTTATAGTTGCAACTCTATTATTAACTTCTGTAACTTCTTGTTTAGATGCTTTCCCATTCAATGTAGTTTCTATAGATTGTGTTTTAGAATTAATAGCTCTAATATCTGTTGTTACACTATCTCTAAGTTGAGTTACTGAAGAAGATACATCACTTATTTTAGAATCTACAACCTTAATATTATCTAGTATAACTTTAGATTCATCTTCTGGAGCTGGTGTCCACCCTGTAGATTTATTACCCTCTTCAACTTTAAAAAGTGTTATATAACAATTAACTGGTGTTTTTCCTTTTCCATATAAAGCAAAATTTATATCTCCATCTTTAGTTGTTGTTTTAGAAGAAGTTTTATTTAGTCTTATCCATTTATTTTTTTCTGTAAAATCAATGTTTATATATTCAACTCCTAAATTATGAGAAGTGTCAAAACATAATCCTTCTCCATCAATAGCATAAACATCAACACCAATAGATACGTTATTGTTTATTTTAAACCCTTTAGCAATAAAACTTAGATATTTACTAACTCTATACTCTGAAATATTGGTAAATTTCAAACATTTTCTACCTTGAAAATTTACAATTTCAATAGAACCATGCCCACTATTATTATTGATATTAAAGAAACTTAAATCATTACGTAAATCAGAATCCCTAACAAGGTTTCTTCCATTAAAAACAACTTCTTTAATACTTTTTTCTACATCAGATTGTGAAACTTTACTATTAATCCTATCTGATAAAATATTTAAGTTGCTCTCTACATTATGAACTTTGCTGTTAATTGTAGTTATCTCTGCGTTAGTATAAGCTTTGGCGTTGTTTATAGCTTCTTGTTTAGCTGTATTAGCTTTATTAGTTGCTATATCTGTAGCAAAACTTTTAGCTTCAGATAAATTTGAATTTATCTTATTAGATAAATCTCTATTTAAATTGCTTATATTTGTAGTAATTGTTTGAGTTGTACTATTTAAATCTCTTACTCCAGCTTCAATACTATTAGTTTTTTGAGTAAGATTACTTTCTACTGTAGTAATTTTTTCAGTAGTTGATTTAATTTTATCCTCTATAGTCTTTATTGTTTTATCTATATCAGTTTGATTTACTTTTAGATTTATTTCACCTTTAAGTAAATTAATTTCTGTAGTAGCTTTATTTAAATGAGTATTAACTGTAGTTATTTCTGAATTTGTATAAGCTTTAGCATTATTTAAAGCATTATTTGCCTTATTAGTAGCATCTAAACTTGCTGCATTAATTGCATCTTGTTTAGCTTTATCAGCTCTTGCTATAGCTGTATTAAGATTTTCCTGTGCTTGTTGGATTCTTTTTCTTTCTTCCTCTGTAATTTTTCCATCTGCATTGGCTATAGCATTAGCTTGTGCTAGATCTGCTTTAGCTTGTGCTACATCATCAGAATATTTTTTTAAATCTTCTTTAGATAGTGAATATGTCGTTGCAAATTGTCCTAATTCTATTTTTACATTTTTAATTATTGGAATATTTCCAGTACCATAATTTCCATAAAAAGCTAACATAGCTTTAGTTTCATTACTATTGCTTAATGTTGGTGTTATAGTTACATGTACTCTTTTAAAATCTCTTGTAACTTTTATAGGATTATATCCTATACTATATTTTGTTGCACTTCCATTTTGACAATAACAATTTACAACATCACACTTAGAAATATCTTTTGATTTTATATCAAAACTAATAGTATATTTAACTAATCCATATTTATCTATTATAGGTGCTATATCTGCAAATTGAATAAACTCTCCATTAGAAGATTCTCCTACAATTTTATTAGAATCTGATAACAAATTCTCTACACCAATATCTAAATTATTAATAATATTACTGGTATTATTATTAGCTGTGTTTATAGCTTCTTCCTTAGCTCTATTAATATTATTATTTATTGTTTGTGTTGATTGAGTAAAAGTAGAAGAATCAACTTTTAAGTTAATTGAATCTTTAAGTTGATTAATAACACTACCTTGATTACTTACAGTTTTATTAATACCATCTGTTGTACTCTTTAATGTGTCCAACTTAGAAGTTAGCCCACCTAAACCAGCCCTTAATTCATGTGTTTCACCTTCTACAGATGTTATTTTCCCATCAATAACAGTTTTATTATTAGCTACAGTTTGAGATAATCCACTTAAATTTTGTTCTAATGTATTAGTTTTAGCTACTAATGTTTTATTATTTTTATCTACTGTACTAGATACAGATGATAAACTACTTGAAACACTATCTATATTAGCTTTTAATTCAGCATTTTTACTCTCTAATACAGTTTTATTATTTTCTATAACTTTTTTAGTATCAGTAACAGTTTGAGTTAATCCACTTAGATTCTTTTCTAATGTATTAGCTTTAACTTCAACGCTAGTTATTTTTCCAGTAGCCGAATCTATAAGTGTTTTTTGTTGGCCAACAGTATTTTTCAAAGAATCTACAGTAACAACTGTTCTATTATAATTATCTTCTAAAGTCTTTTGCTTACCTTCTAATACTTTAGAATTTTCTATAGATGCACTTATTTGCCCTTGTTGTACATTTAATTTAGTTATTAAAGAAACTATTTCTTCTTTATTTTTACCATTTTCAGTAACTAAGTTAGAAAAAGCAATATCTAAAGTTTGTCCTTTAGTATCAATATCAATTTTAGAAGCTTTTAAATTACTTTTACCATTATTAACTTCCCTAATAACACTTTCTATATTAAGTTTCTTACCTTCAATATCAGCATCATCTGAAACCATATCATTTCTTATTATTTTATCTTTAATAGCATCTTTAGTTATTCCTAAAGCATTAAACATTAAATTGCCTAATTTATCCCAAACATAAAGAGAATAATCTCCAGATGTATCCTTACCAATTTGAACTCTAACCTTAGAAGAATCTTTTATTTGAATAGTATTATCTTTAATAATTAAATTACCATCTTTAGATCTTATATTAAATTTATCAGTAGTAAATATTCCAGCATTCAATTTATTAACACTAATACTATCTATCATTGCATCTTTTATAAAACCATTAGCTATTACTAATTTATCAGATGTAATTCCGCCAGCTTGTATATTTTCAGAACTTAAATTACCATTTAATAATGTTTTTATATTAGCTGTTTCAGCTTGTATTTTATTAATATTTGCATTTGTAACATTTAAATCTTTTATATTAGCTTTATCAGCTATTAAGTTATTTGTTTTAGTTTCTAAAGCTTCTAATTGAGCTATAGTAGCTTTTTTAATCAACGCTTCAGAGATAGTTGCATTTAAAGCATTCAAGTCATTAATACTAGCTTTTTGAGATAATAAATTATCTATACTAGCTGTCTTAGATTCTAATACATTTATTTTTCCAACTGCTGAGTTTAAATCAGTTATATCAGCTTTCGTGATTATAGCTTGTTGTAATGTTGCTTTTAAAGAATTTAATTCTGTAATGTTAGCTTTTGTAGTTTCCAGTGTACCTATTTTAGCTTTAACTATATTTACATCTTGCATATCTGCTTTATTAACTTTTAAGTAATCTATATCTGCATTTAATGCGTGTAAATTAGTAACTTGTATTACATTTGCTTTAAAATCCTCTATTTGTTTTACTTGTATAGAATCTATTGTACTTCCATCTACAGTACCATTATCCGTAGTAATGTTTTCTAGCGTATTACTCATTTCATCTACAAGTAATTTTTCTTCGCTTAAGTCCAAAGCTTTATTGGCTAATTCTACAGTGTCTTTACTATGATCCTGAGGATATTCCTTAGTTTTTACTATCCTATGTTTATCTTTAACTTTATTCTTCTTAGAAATTAAATATATATAATCCCCTAAATTATAATCAAGAATATCTTTATACTTCCCATTCATTTTAGCTAAATTTATTGTTGAAGCTATATAACTTTTAAACGGTTTACTCATTATATTTAATTTTTCTAAAGCATCTTCTTTTAAACTTTCTGGCTTAGTGTACCTTTCATCTTTCCAATAATAAGTTAATGTTTTATTAGAATATTGCTTATTCTCTAAATATGTTTTTCCACCATTGACACTGGCTATAGTCAAACCATCTTTACCTGTTGGAATTATTCTAGTATAAAATCCATAACTATTTCCTTGAACTTGTAAAGCTCTTAAATTTAAACTATCAATAAAATAAATTCCTCTATCATCACCAATTTTATCAAAAAGCATGATAATTTTATTTAATGTATCAAATTTAAACTCTATATCATATAACTTTTTAGCTTTTTGTATAATAGTCCAACTTGAACAATTAGTCATTCTAATAGTTCTTTTTTTTCTATTATTACAATTATCTGAATTTAATCTCCACCCTGTGCCAACTATAGCTAAGTTTAAAGCATCTACTAAATTTTGCTCTACACTTTCAAATCTATCAAAAATTGTTCCCTCTAATTCTTCTACATTAAGTTTACAAGTGAATAGTGTTTTATTATCGTTAGAGTCTCCGCCTTTAGCTTTCACAACATATTCATCTGTTTTTGTTCTTATATAAGTTTCTTCTTCTATTTCATCATAAAACTTATAAAATAAAGAATAATAAAAAGAGAGTGTTTTATCTCCACTCTCTAAAATACTTTCTATACATAAATTTTCATATTCTGTTAATGCTGCTATTTTCTTTTTATTTTTATCATATAGTTGCAATAATTCCATCTATATACCTCCTTTATAAAGGAGTCCTATTCTTCTATCATAAAGTCAATGCACATTAACTCTCCTGGACTCATTTCATAACCATTTAATAATTCAATATTAAATTTATGTATATCCATTTCAATTTCAATTTCTTGTAATTCACTAATTTCTTTATTAAAGTCATCTAATCTTTCTGGATCAATATCATAATTTCCCTCTGTTATTTTTAGAGTTCCATCATCTTCTTTTAAGCAATAATCTTTTATTATTTTTTGTCTTTCTTTATTATAGTGTTTTAATTCTCTTTCAACTTTAGATATGTTCTTACCTATAGCATACGAAACCTTAACTGGTAACTTTCTTGAACTTATTTCTCCTAATACACTAACTTTTTCTAATATTTCTTTATTTGTCATTTTAACCATTTTGAATACCTCTTTCTTTTTAAATTTTTATTTTAAAAGAGCTTACGGTTAGTAAGCTCTTATACTAAAATACAAAACAATTTAAGCCTTTTCCCACTTCTGTAGCCTTTGTTCTGAACTTTTGAACCTCAGCTTGAACCAATTGAGTGTTTGCTAAAAACAAATCCATATTAACTACATATGTTTGAATATTAGCAACAGTATTTTGAGTTAAACTACAACTCATTGTTAACGCTGTTTGCTTCATTCCATCCTTTTCTATATCTACTGTTCCATTAAGATTTGTAGATTCTGTTATTGTACTTGTTACTTTTGCTGTAGATTCTACAGATGTAATTGTATTTTTTAATTCTGCCATTTTATATTCCTTCTTTCTTTTAGTTATTTTCTATATATATCTATTTTTATATTTTATATTTATATTGCATGTATCTTTGTTGACTTTTATCATATTAATTTGGGGTACTAAAAAAGGAAACTCCCAAAAGTCGGTATCTTCAAATTTGTTCTTACCTTCTTCTAAAACAGTTCCCTCTAAAGAATTTATTATTATCTTTTTATTTGCTTTTAGTTTTTTTATAACTATATCTTCACTAAATCCACTAATAGTAATGTCTATAGTATCAAAGAGCGGTATTATTTCAATATTACAAGGAGTTTTAGTGTTTCCATCTACTTTTATATTTTTAGATGTTTCTCTATTCATGCTTACTACTATTTCATCACTTATCTTAAATGTTGATTTAAAAATAAGTGTTATTTCATAAAGAAAATCACTAATTAATTTTTCCTTATGATCATCCAAAGCAACATTATAAGAAAAGTCAAAATCTTTAAATCTCAACTCTCCCTTTTTACACAACTTTAAAAGGTTGCTTATTTTTAAAAGATTTTCATTTTCATTTTCTCCTTCAATTAGTAATGTTACTGTTATAGCGCTATATCCTTCTTTTTGTTTATTAACTCTAGGATCAAATGAATCTTCTAACCATTCATCATATGTCACTATATTACATGCTTGAATATCTCTCCCTGTTAAAATAGCATCATAAGTTTCCAAAACATCCACACTATTAACTAACATTACCTAACTCCTTTCAATTTTAATGCTGCTTGATTCATAAAATAATCAATATCATTTCTATCTTTAAAACCATAGTTACCATTAAAATTAATAACTGTACTTTGACTATTATTTTCACTATATCTAGCATTTTCATCAGCAGTCATTATTCTTTCTCCTTTGTGAAGTCTAGCAAGATATCCATCATACGGAACGTAATCAAGTCCATTATACTTAAATGAAGAGTTTCCTCCAAATCCACCAGTAGTACCAACGCTTACCGGATGTTTTGAAAACCACCCAGTAACTCCATTCCAAACTGATTTAACCCAATCAAATAACCCCCAATCTTGTTTACATTGAACTTCTATGGCATTATTCCAAACCTCTTCTTTTTTTGAATCATAAGAATTAACTATAGGTTCAAAGGCTACTCCATTTTTCAAGTCTTGGTTTATATCTTCTCTAGCTTTTATTGGATTACCATAAATCTGTCCAGTACTTCTATCCCAAGCTCCAACAATTTGACCACTTGCTTCATCAACCTCAACATAACAATCATGCATACTTCCATCTACAGTATCCTTAATTTTATAATAACCACTTTTAGTTGCCCCCATCATACCTTCCATATGTTCTGCATATCTAGTTAATCTTTTATAATTAGACTTATCTTCATTATCCATAATTTCACCATTACTGGTATTTATATAATCTATAAGTTGAGGATATTTCTTCATTGCTTCACTAAGAAAACCTTGATATTTATCACGTTCTTTATTTATAGCTTCTGTCTTTAAACTTTCCCATTTCTCAATCTCAATTTGAGCATACTTCTTTTGCTCTTCATTCATTTCTGGCATTTTTAATTTCATTGTCTCTATTAACTTATCGTATTTAATTTTATTGTCTTCAATTTCTTTATCTCTCGCTTTAGCTTTTTCTGATAATAACTCACTTATTCCATTCATATCTAAGTTTTTCATTCTTGCATTAAAATCTGCTTGTGCAGCTAAAAGTTCTTCATGACTTTTTACCGTATTACTTAAATTAACATTACCCATTTTTATTGTTAACTCTTCAATGGTTTTTATCTCATCTTCTCTTAAATCTCTATTTTCCTTAGCTGCTGCTTCGTATATATCATTAACTTGCTTTTGATATCCCTTAAGTTCTTCTATCTGCTTACTTTGAGATTGGTTAAAAAATTCTTCTAATTTTTGTTCATTTTCATCTAGTTTACCATCATCAGCTTTAAATGCATCTGCCATCATTTTCTGTGTTTCAGGAGCTCTCTGTTTAATCTTTTCTATTGTTTCATTGAATAAATCATCAGTTCTCTTCTTTAATCCATCTATTTGATCTCGTGTAATAACACCATCTAATCCATTGGTGTATTCAAGTTCATAATTAAGCTTTGCTATCTTATCAGATATTTCAGTTAATGCTTTTTGAGCTTCTGGAGATACCTCACTTGACCACTCTTTATGTTTAATATTCATTTTATCCATTTCCTCTGTTGTTAGAGCATAATCACCATGTAAAGCTAATAATGCATTCCCAACAAGCCCCAAATCTTCTTTAGCTTGTAATGAAGTACTAGACATAACTTCTGTATTTTTAGTATATAGATATATTCCACCTGCTACAGCACCTACAACAGCAACTAATGGTAATGCTACACTCATTATTGAACCTAATCCTAAAGCAGCAGTCCCACTTGCTACCCCACTTGCAGTAGTTGCCACTGACAAACCTTCTGTCGCTAATGTTGTTGTTTGCATTACAGCTTCTGTTGCTGTTAAAGCAGTCTTAAACTTCTTAGTATAGTCTATCAATTTAACAACTCCACTAGTTGCTTTACCTGTAATACTAAGTATTGGTCCAGCAGCGACAGCCATAGTTCCTAATTTTAAAATTAATTTTTGTGTTTCAGGACTTAACCCACTAAATTTATTTGCTAAATCTGAAACTCCATTAGCCACATCTGTTATAATAGGGGCAATAACCTTAAATCCTTTTATTGCTGCTTCTTCTAAAGCTGATTTCATTTCATCTATAGATCCTTTGGCATTCTCGCTCATTGTTTTTGCCATTTTTTCTGTTGCTCCTTGAGATGTATCTATAGCACTAGCTAATTTATTGAAGTCTTGTTCAGATGCATTTATTATTGCTAGCCATCCCGACATAGCTTCTTTACCAAATAATGCACTTACCGCTGCTGCTTGGGTAGATTTATCTAAATTACCCATTTTACTTCTTAAGTCTTCCATAACTTCTTTAAAAGATTTCATCTCTCCATTACTATTTTTCAAAGAGATTCCATATTTATCTATAACCTTAGCCATTTGTTTACTAGGTTTTACTAAGTTAGTAAGTCCAGCTCTTAAGGCTGTTCCTGCCTGACTTGCTTTAATTCCACTATTAGCCATTAATCCTATTGCTAATGCAGTATCTTGTATTGTATACCCTAAAGAGCCTGCAACTGGTGCTGCATATTTGAAAGTTTCTCCCATCATTCCAACATTAGTATTTGCATTACTACTAGCAGCAGCCAAAACATCAGAAAACATTCCAGCATCTTTAGCACTTAATCCAAAAGCTGTTAACGCATCAGTAACTATATCAGATGTTGTTCCTAATTCTTCTCCACTCGCTATAGCTAAATTTAATATTGGTTCTATACCATTTAACATATCACCAGTTTTCCAACCAGCCATAGCCATATACTCCATAGCTTCACCAGCATTAGTAGCACTAAATTTAGTTTTTGCACCCATTTCTTCTGCTTTAGCTTGTAGCTTGTCAAAATCTTCGCCAGTTGCTCCTGAAATAGCTGAAACCTTATCCATTTGTGCCTCAAATTCTATACCAACATGAGAAGCTACTGTAGCAACCCCAGCTAATGGTAAAGATACATGAGTTGTTAAGTTTGAGCCTACGCTTTTCAATCCACTAGATACTTTCCCTAACTTTTCACTCATTTGAGTTAAATTAAACTCTTTAAGTTCTTTATTGGTTTTATTTAAAGCATTTTGACTTTGAAGCAATTCTGCTTGCCATTCATTTAGTTTTATTTTTTGGTTATCTAATTTTTCGTTTGTAGCCTGTATTTTCTTTTTATTATTTTCTAGTTTTTCATTTAAACTATTTAACTTATCAGCTAACTTCTTTGTTTCTTCTGCTTCTTTTCCATAAGCCTTTTCTGCTTTTGAATGTTCCTTAGTTGTTTTTTCAATTGAACTTTTTAACTTATCGTTTTGAGTAATATATTTTTGTAATCTATTTTCTATCTTTGTATAAGCTTCTTTGTTAATATCAATAGCTCTAGATTGTAATTTCATTTTTTCAGTTAATTCATTTTGCTTAACTGAAAGCTTTACAAATTTATTACCCATTAATTCAGCACTAGAAGCTGCTACTTTAAAACCTGATTCAGTTAACTTCAATTCTTTGTTAACACCTTGCATTTTCTTTTCAAAGTCAGAACCTTTTTTAGAAGCTTCATCTATACCTTTTGTGAATGGCATTAAATTGACTTTTATTTCAGTTACTAAAGGGGCTAATGCAATTCCTCCCATTATTCATCCCCCTTCCTTTGAAATGCCTCTATAGCTTCATAATCAGCATTAGTTTGAGTTAATCCCCATAATGTTTCTAGGAACTCTCTTCCTTTTTCACTATTCTTAAGCCCACTTAACCAAGCATCTTTTTTGTATAGTAAAAAAAGTGAGTACGGTAAGTTATAAATTTCAATGAAATTTAAACCAGTGTACTCACTTATACTCTTTATATCCGCCGTTACACAGCAATATGTTTTTTCCCACTTTTCCATAGGAAAATATTTATTTAATATTGCTTCTCCTATTTTTCCGCTTGGCAATGGGATTCTAAGTTTGGGTCTAATTCTGTTTTATTTATTAATTCTACCATTAAGTTATATAGTGTCTTTATACTCATAAAAGATAATTTATCTAAATCTTTTTTATTAAACTTCTTATTATTTTTATTGTTATTTAAAAAGTCTATAATTAAATCTGCTTGTCTTTTCTCTGATTCATCTGATGTTGCCGATGGATCTCTTAAATAATCTTGAAATTCTCTTACTCTTTTAGCCATACTATAAGTAACATCATAAACATTAACAACTTCATTATTTATTTTTATATCTGTTGTGTTTTGAGTTATAACATCTATATTAATCATAAGTATTCTCCTTCCTATAGTTCTTGTTCAAATTTTGCCAAGAAGTTCTTTACATATTCTATTGCTTGAATCTCAGCATTTATAGATACTTCTTTATCTGCAAAATCTAACCCGAATCCATTTCCACCTTGTCCAATCATAGTAAATCTTAAATGTTTACCACCTTCTTCATGAACAAATCTTACAAGTACATTTTTAAGTGATCCACCACCACCAAATGTTAATGTTCTCTTTTTCTTTCCTGAGTCTTCTGTAATCTTAGCTGTAGATAATAAAGCTAACTTATTTAAATCCCATGATATTATTCCTGTTTTACATGTTAATTCTTCATCAGTAATAAATGACTTAACAATTCTTCCATACTGATTCTTAACATCATACTTTTTAGGTTTATAATCTATACTAAAACCACTATTACAATGTCCTACATTATGCTCCTCTGTCTCTATTGTTGCATCATCTGGAATAGTCTCTCCAGTAAATTCATACATATATAATTCTCCAGCACCAACTAATATTGGCTTTACTTCACTTACTGCCATTATTAATTATCCTTTCTTATTCTTTAAATTTTATTATAAAAAAAATGCTATTCTCCCACATTTGCAGGTCATCTCTGAATAGCATTCCACCTCCACCTACTGTAGCTTTAAAAATTATATCCTTATAGCTTTTAAATTTATTATCACTTTCTTTGTTAGCAAATATTTTTATTAAACATCTCTCAATTTCTTTTACTTTGTCATAATCATTCCAAATAACCTTTATCTCGAGTTGTTTTTGACTTATATAATCATCATTTATATTAGTATAGGTATATACTAAAGAAGGAGCTTCTATATCAGTAGTAAATACAGGGAAAAATCTATTTTCACCAACTAATTTAATTAGTTCACTGTTAGTATTTAAATATTCTATAATTGTATTTTCTATGTTAATCCCTCCTTTAGTATCTTTTCTATTTTACCTATACTATCAATCTTAGCTTTCTCTAAAAATGGTTGTGGTCTTTGTCCTTTAGTTATATGCCACCCTTTATATTTTCCACTTTCAACCTTGTATTTCCATGGTGTTTTTCTACCATTGCCATCTTTAGCATATATACCAGTACCTTGATGAACATATGGAGCATATTCCATTGTATTACCAACTCTACCTATTACCTCACCAAATATAACATTAACATCATGACACATAGCAGCTCTTAAAGGTCCTTCATCTATTGGACAATATTGTTTTCCTTTTCTTTCAACTAATAAACATGCTTTTGTTATATTATTGATAAGTTGTACTTCAATTAATTTTTTAGCTCTTTCACAGCTGTTTGCAAAATCACTTGACATTCTCTATCACCTTCAAAAATACTTGTGATAACCTACCTTGTGGGTTAACTCCAATTATGTTATAAATCATATTCCCATCTCTCAATCTATTCTTAGCAATTATATCTTTGCTAAAAGTCAATCCTATATGAGAACTTTCGTTATACCTAGCATTATTAGTATTAACTCTACTATCTGTCTCATAAATAGATATTAAAATAGGGTTCTCTAAATCTACCCACTCTTTTTTTCTAGCCATTGAAGGTGTAATAATATCTCTATATTCTTGTAATATTAAACTTTTCATATTTGAATTGATACTCAATAATATCACCACCTAAGGAAGCTTTCTACAGCTTCTAAGTTTCTTAATAATCTCCTTAGGGAAACCATCTAAATAACTTGTACTAACTCCACTAAAGCTTTCAGAATTTATCCCCTCTGTTCCTAATCTATTACACTTGATAACTACTAGCTCAACTAAAGATCCTTCTAACCCAATCGGAATATCTTCTCTATGAATATATACTTTAATCTCCTCTTCAGTTTCTTCTATAAGATCATTAAGTAACTCATCACTTTGGTTCTTTGCTGCAATACTTCTTCTTTTTATTTTTTCTAATATTTTTTTGTTATCCATATTATCACCTATAAAAATAGAGAGGATTCACCCTCTCCTATTTCTTATACTGTTTCTTCTGCAACCTTTAACTCATAATAAAGTACTGATATTGCTTCTTCTCTTAAAACTTTAGAACCATAAACGCATAATCCTCTTATACCATCAGCAAAAGAACCTTGAAGTCTCATTGCTTCTGTTTTTTGAAGTTGTTTAGCTGAACCTATTGCACTTTTATGATGTGCAATTATAGTATTATCAGGTAACTCTTCACTCGACATAACTTGAAGTCCGTTTATCTTTTGCCCTTCTACTATTCCATTTGCAAGAACATTAGGATTTTTAGTAAATCTATCATCTTTTGATAATAATCCTAAATAATCTGAATCTACAGTTACGAATCTATCTGCTTTAGGAACTTTTTTCTTTGATAATTTAGTTCCTAGATCAACTATATAGTCATAGGCTTCTTTTGGAGTTACTGTTTTTTTCTTTGATTTACTACCTATGTTATTTTCACTCTTAGCTCCTGCTGCAAGAACAGTAAAAAAGTTCTTATCATAAGTTTCTGCTAAAATAGCTCCATGTTCCTCAAGAGTTGGTTTCATAACATCAGCTTTTAACTGTGCTTTATCTACATCATCTAAAGAGAAAGCAAAATATTTCTTTTGATCAAATACCATTTCTATTGGAGTTGTATTTACATCATCCCATGCAATAGTTCCTGTATAGTCCTTTAAATTTCCATTTGCAACTCTATTGAATATTACTTTTTCTCCATTTATTTCTGTTGGGGCTGTAGACATTAAATGTGCTATTGATACACTATGAAAATTAGCTAATAAACCTCCTTCCCATAATGTAGGCTTAAAATTTGTTACTGACATAAATAATCATCCTTTCTTATTTTAAATTACTATACGCCTCTGCAATCTGCTCTGCTGACATATTATCAGCATTATTAATAAAATCTTCCCAAGAGTTTCCTCCTGTTGGTTTACTATCTGGATTAGGTGGTGTTGCTCCTCCTAAAGTAACTTCAAACATATCTTTATATGTTTCCTTAAATCCCTTAAGTTGTTCATCTAACCCAGTTACAGTTCCATCCTCATTTATTACTAGCTTATCTCTATCAAATTTACTAGCTAATAAATCTGAATGTTTTGCTTTGGCTTTAGTTAATGCATTATTAATAGCACTATCTAAAGTTAAATTTCTTATTTTTGTTTCACTATCAATTTTTAAGGTTTTGATAGTTTCTTCATGCTGCTTAATGGTCTTTTGAAGCTCCTCATTATCAGCATTATTCTTTTTAAGTTCTTTAATAGTCTCATTAGATGTTTTTAATTGTCCTTCTAAATCATCTTTTTGACCTTTTAACTTGTTATACCTATCCTCTGCATTTTCAAGAGTAGTAGTATAAATCTTTTCTTTTTTCATAGCTCCCATAACAGCTTTAATTTGTTCATCTGTTAAACCTTGAGCTTTTAATAATTCTTCAAACTTCACTTTGAACCCCTCCTATATCTACGCTTTTATACGAGTTTTGCATCTCTAATATAGTTGCTTATTTTTTCTTTTACGCCTTGAATAAAGCTAAAAAAGGCAAAAGAAAAAAGCCTTATTTCTAAGACTTTAAATTACTTATTATATGTTCCTAATACATTTCTTTCGATTCTATCTTCAACTCTTCTATTCAACCACATAAGAGCTTCTTCAATATGAATCAGAGCTTGATAATTATATTCTGATGCAAACTCTCCTTGTTGAAAACAATGTAATCTATCTCTTACTATCTCTAATAAATCAGTATCAATTACCCCCTGCTGACTTCTTACCTCATTCCTTGCACCTTTTTGAAATTGAATTTTTGATATTAAATTCATTTCATGTTCTGTAGTTATTGAATTACTACAAATAATTTCATCTCTATAAATTCCATATTCATGATTTGCTCCCCCTGGACCTTTTTCATCAACTGCAAAAACTTCATTTAATTTTTCTCTTTTTTGAATAGTATTTAATCTCTCCATTATTCAATTACCTCCCAATCCTCTCTAGCAACATTAGAGAATGTAAAATAAACATCTTGAGTTTCTCTAATATCTAATACTTTTCCATCTTTACAATGCATGAATATAGATTCTTTTTCATTATCCCAAATCCAATATCCTTTCCACTCTGGAAGTTTTACCTTTTTACCTTCTTTCATAGCTTTTAATGCTAATCCAAATTTCATACTTAATCCTCCTTACTCATAATATTAGCGAACTTCACAGCTCTCAAACCAACTAAAATTAAGTCTTTACTGATTAAATGACTATAATCTTTATTGTTAAGTTTTTTACCAATATTCTCAAATTTCTTTTCTAAACTTACCTTGTCACTCATAAAAACTATTCTCCAAACATCTCTTTTAATCTTTTCATACCAACTCTATTTTCTTCTGTTAGCTTTTTAAGTTTCTCTATGTTCTTTAAATATTTCTCACTACCAACATATAACTTAGCACTATCGAACATTAATTTTTGCATTTTTAACTGTCTTTGCTCTATTTTGTTATTTAAATAATATGATGTATATTTAGTATTACACTCTGGACATTTAAAATAAACTCTCCTTACATCACCTTTTACATTCTCTACTAATAAATTAATTTCAAATTCTTTATTACACTTATCACAATATACTTTCATAAAACACTCCTTTATTCTATTACTGGTAAATAAGTACATCTACAATTAGCATGTAATGGTAATATAGGTCTATCCTTATTTAAGTATATATTTCCATGCTTTGCACCACATCTTGAACAGGTTCTTTCATCTCCAGCTGCCCAATATTGAACCTTTTTACATCCTGCATCTTCATACGCCTTAAATGAACTCTCATTCAAGTAATGCATAGTTTCTGTTCTAATTAATCTATGGCATACATTAAACCCATTATTCATCTGGTTATTAAGTTGTATAGACATTTCTGTTACTGTTTTCCCTTGCTGTAATCCAGTAGTAAGAATATCATTAAGATTTCTAGCTAATACTTTAGTATTTTTCCAAAGTCTTTCAGAAAAATTACTTCCCAGCCATGGTTTATCTAATAATTGTTCCATAAGTTTCTTATTAGGCATAGAAAATTCTATTTGTCCTATTGCTTCCATTGTAGCTTTATAATTATTAATGAAACCTTCATACATATTTTTCTTTCCAAAATTCTCTACATTCATGCTAAGCTCTTTAATTATAATATTTATATTATTTTGCAACTTAGTAAGCCTATTAAATTTATGCATATCACTTAACATAGGAGTTGATGTTTTCATTTTTTCAGTTACTCTATACAGTTCATCTGAAATACTTAAAGAAGCTTCTTGATACATTTCTAATAAGTCTCTATTTTTTTCTTCTAAATCATTATAAATCTTCCATGTAGGTTCAGCTACTCTTTTTTCCCAGTATTCACTACTCTTCATTGTTCTCACCTATACTTTTATTAGGTAGTGGTATATTATCAAAGTTTATTCCAAACTCTTCTTTTTCTTTATCAAGCTGTTCTTGCTCTGCTACTGGATCCTGTACCCATGGATGATTAGCCATTATAGTTTTATTACTAATTACTCCTTTTGAATTTATACAATTAGTAATAGTTTCAGTTTCATTAATCTTAATATTTTTATTAAATATCAATTCTACTGGTACATCCTTATATGATCCTTGACTACTTTCAGATAAATAAATATTTATAAAATATAATAACTCTTTAAAAGCTTTCTTAAATAAAACTTCTAAAGAGTTGCACTTTAAATCTATTCCACTATACAAAAATTTAAGAGCTATTCCACTTGGAGCACTACCAAACTTGTCTAAATCTTTATTTACTCCCTGACCACATTCATTAATATCTCTTTTTAGTTGTTCATAATGAATCTTTATGGCTTCTACATCCATAGTAGGATTCAAAGTTGATGCTTCCCCATCATCATCTAATGCTATAGCTCTATAGTAATTAAGATTATCCATAAATTTTCCTAGATCTTCTCCATCATAACCTTTAAGTACAAATATTAAATTCTTTACTTCTTCAATAAAATTAGCTACATCACTTCTTGATAAATCATAATTATCTATTAAACTTTTAATAAACTTAATATCACCCTTTTCTATTCTGTTATTTTTAAATGCAATAAAAGGTATTTTACCCCATACAGCATATTTACCATCTTTTAAATAATGCCCTATGTCCCCTTCTACATTTAAATACTTTTCAGAATCTAATAATATTAATTCTCCATCTTTAATGTAATATTCAACTCTATCTTTGTACCATAATTCAATCTTAGTTACTGTTTTCTTTTCAAGCCCTTCATAGACTAATAAATCATAAATTCTTATCAATCTATCTAATGTCTTATGTCTTCTATCTCTCCATATAGGTATTATCTGTTCACTTGGAATAACCATATAATCAAGTTTAGAATCTTCATTTATAAAAATATGTAACCATCCTATGCCTTTATTAGATGCCTCATACCCAAGTTCATTAAGTATATCTAAAAAATCGTCACCTAGAGTCCAATCTAGTTTTTTTATATATTCTTCATTATCAGATTTTAAAGTATAATCTTTTCCTAAAAGATAGTTTACTTTTTCATCAACTAAGTTCTTATAGAAAGCATGAGCCAGCTTATTATTAGCTTTATATTTTAACTCTTCATTTCCACCTTTTTTAGTTGGTCTAGTAATTTTTCTTTGAAATATATCATTATTAACTTCATAATATTGTTCACCAATTAACATTTGTTTTCTATTTTCTGAACTTAAAAAATCACTTATTTCTTCACCTAACCACTGAATAGTATTCATAGGACCTTCTACTTCTATTGGTTTACCTAATCCAAACATAAAAATCCCCTTTCTATTTAAGAACTCTCATTCCTCCACCTTTTAAGTTAGATACTTCATAATCATCTAATCCATACCATATTGCACTTAATGTATGAGGATCTATATTAAATTCATCTTCTATGATTTCACCATCTTTATCTTCTTTATAAGTTAAATCTTGTAATTCCTCAATAGTGTTTATGCAAGTATCAGCACATATTATTTTATGGAATCTCTTGACTTTCTTAGTATATTGGGCTCTTGAACCTTGAAACTTCTTACAAGCTTTCATTCTAAACCCTTCTTGTTTATAGAACTTAATAGCTTTAGGTTCAGCACAATCTGCTTTAATCACTTCTCTAGTTTCTTTGAATTCTTTAATATCTTTAGCTATTTCTATATCTGTTTTATCTCTAGTGTAATATTCCCAATAAATATAAAGAACCCTTTTATCATGGTCTATTGCCATTCTAAGTAGTGCATTATAAGAAGTAACAAACCCAAAGTCCATTCCATTCTTTAATAATGGCTTCTTTATATGTTTTATTTCATCCATAACTTTATCATACTTCATAACTTCAAATTGTGGAAATACAAGCTTACCATTAACTCCAAACCTTCCCTTACGAGCAATACGCCATAAATCTGGATCATGTAGCTTAAGTTCATCTAACTGCTCTATATATTCTTTTGGAGCAAAAAAATTATCATCAACTGTTGAGTGATGATAATAAGTGTTTTTAATTATTATATTTTTCTTTATATAAAGCTCTTCATCATCTAAAACAAAGAAATGATTTCTTTTATCTTGGAAGAAATGTTTATAAGACCAATTACCTTTACTTACTGGATTAGTAGATAATATTATATGGTTACTTAATGTTGGATGCCTTAATCTCCCTAGTAACTCTTTAAAACCTGCATACTTAACTTCTGAACATTCTTCTATCCATATAATAGATACACCATTTATAGACTTTAATTTAGCTGGTTTATCCATACCTTTAAATATTATCTTACTTCCATTAGGAAATCTTATCTGCATAGGAGACGATATGAATTCCATACTATCATATACTCCCATACCTATTGCTATTTCTTCTAATAAATCAAAACAAGAATCTCTTATAGTATCAAATACTTCTCTTACTACTAAAGCTTTTCTCTTTTCTTCAAACAACTTTTTAATAAGCTTTATACCTACGTGAAAACTCTTAGAACTTCCATATCCACCAACTAAGAAATAAAACTTTTGGTTCCAATCATCTATAAAATCATAAAACCTATCATTAACTGCAAAATCAACTGTTGCCATTTCTTTCACTTGCCTTTACAAAATTAATAGTTATAGGCTCTAAATCTTTCTTATCTAACTTAGATTTTAATACTTCTATTCTTGCCTTCTGCTCTTCTGTTGCTAAATCCCAATTTGCATGTAGTAATTTTTCATAACTATTTATTAAACTTTCTAATGTTTTAATTGCTTTTGATTGAGCTTGTAAAAAAGTTGCTTGTTTATCCCATGCAAACTGTAATTCATATTCATATTCCTTTTCACTAGAATTAGATGAAGTTTTTTCAGTCTTCCTTTTATTTGATTTAACCTTACTTCTTTTTAACTCTTTGGTTAAATCATCTTTATCTATAACATGCATAATATTTTGTGATCTAATTATTGCAGCTAATTGAGTAGTTATATTCATCCAAAGAATATCTAAAGAGCTTAATCCAGCTTCCTCAATTTCGTTAATTATATTTTTTGTTGCTACTGGAATATATTTAGACAAGAAATTTTTTGATGAAAACTTAGAATTATCAATATACATTCCATGTTTAAAATTATTTAAATTACCTCTAGGTGCTCCACCACTGTTGCCTAATGCATTCCTATTTCCCTTTGGAGCTCCCCTATTTTTATTAATTTTTTCTTTCCATTTATCTTTACTTCTCCAGTATTTTACTTTAGATAACTTAACTCCCAAAGTATCTGCAATTTTTTGTGATGTCATATGACCATTACTTTTCTTAAATAATTTAAAAGCTTTCTCCCTTATCTCCATTAATAATTCCTCCTTCCTCATATAATAAAAAAGAGTAGCATTTAACTACTCTCTTTCTTTTTCATATTCTTTTATTAATTTATCTAATGTTGGTCTACTTATATGTAGCTCTTTAGCTAAAGCAGTTTTATTTATTTCTCTTTTTATATACCTATTGTAGTGTTCTTTAAAATTTTCTATATTTACTTCTTTTCTACCTTTATACTTGCCTTTAGCTTTTGCTATTGCTATTCCTTCTCTTTGTCTTTCTAACATATTATTTCTTTCAAATTCATTAATAGCACCAATCATAGTTAACATTAATTTTCCTGTTGGTGTAGATGTATCTAAGTTTTCCTTAATACTTTTAAAATGAACTCCTTTAGCTTCCATAGTTTCAACTAATTCTAATAGATCCTTTGTACTTCTCGCTAATCTTGAAAAATCCCAAACATAAATTGTATCTCCCTCTCTAGCAAATTCTAACATTGCTTTTAGTTGTGGTCTATTTGTATCTTTAGCACTTATTTTTTCGGTAAACCACTTTTCTATATTATAAGTCTTTAATCCTTCTAATTGTCTATCTTCATTTTGTTCTACTGTACTAACTCTTACATAAGCTATATTCATAATATAATCACTCCTTGATTATAATTATAAACATTTGTAAATTTAAAATCAATAATTTAATTTACATTTTGTAAATTAATTAAAATAACAACTTATATTTTACAAAATAAATAAAATACTTAAACGTAAAATAAAAGCACACTCTATATTTACAACATATTGTAAATATATAACAAAATATTAAACTAAAAAAGGATAACTATCCCAAAACCTTATTAAGATATTGAGATTACTATATAATACGAATCTATTTGAGTTGTACCTAGGTCACTTCTTGTCTTTTTCGACTAAATTTAATTTCCAATTTACTTATGTTACTTTTGATACCTAAAATTATTGTATTAATGTTACTTTACTATAGGGACTACGAAATAACTAAAATTTTCTTTCTTCTTATATATACTCATAAAATTTTATCCTCATATGTTACTTAAACTTTTAAAAGTTACATTTCATACAAAAATAAAAAACTTTATTTCCAATTATTTTAATGTAGCATCAGCTAATACACTAGCACCATATATATCTTCTTCTTTTTTCAATCCTATATATTTTCTAGTATCTTCTAACTTAGCATGCCCAAAATGGTCTTGTACTTTAAGTAAGGCGAATTGTGGTTCTTCTCTCTTACAATATCCAGTATAAAGCAAATAACCATAAGTTTTTCTTAGCCCATGTGATGATACATTTCCTTCTATTCCACAAGCTGTTGCAGCAAGTTTTATTTCTCTACTAATATGCCTTATACAGTAATGCTTTGATGCTCCTGTAATTTTATCTTTTTCAGTAGATTCAAAAATATATTGCCAATCTTTTTTTCCTTCTATGCATTCATAAAGAAATGCTTTAAAAGTATCATTTATAATTACAGATCTATTCTTAACTTTCTTTAATACTAATTCTTCATCTTCATATTTAGCTATAGCCATGTTAGTTTTCTTTTTCTCTTTAATAGAAAACTTGCCATTTCTGATTGCTTCTTTAATATCTGCTACAGTTAAATCAATCATATCATTAGCTCTAAATCCAGTATTTATAGCAATAATAAAATATCTATAAATAACTATATTTTTATCTTTTAAATATTCTCTTAGTCTTTTTATTTGCTTTAAATCCTTAATAGGACTAGTTTCTGCTCCCACATAATCACCCCCTTTAAAAAAATAAAAAGAACCTAGCCTAAACTAGATTCTTAAAACACATCATCCTTTGTAATCCCTTCCAAAGGAATATTTAATTTAATGGCGGAAAGTAAGAGATTTGAACTCTTGCTAGACATAAAGCCTACTAACAGATTAGCAATATGCCCTCTTAACCAACTTGAGTAACTTTCCATGTAGCAGGAAATTAATCCTGCTTATTAGATTTTTAAATGAGAAATTTAAACTTAGTAGTTATTATTAGTATTAACTTAATTGGAAGGTAAAGGAGTTGCACCTCTATTCATTCTCTTCCTTCCATGGTGCAAGGCTTTTACACCTTGCTTTGATTTTAACCAATATATCAAATAAACATTTTAAGGAGGCATACATTCGGAGAGTAAAGGAATCGAACCCCTAACTTATAATCTTATAGAAAAATGCTTTACCATTTAAGCTAACTCTCCATAGTGTTTGTTTACCAACTCAAATATGCTTTTATCTAATTCAATATCTGATTTTTTATTTTTAACTTTATTTTCATTAACCAATCGCTTTGGCATATCTCCAGCAAAAACAAAATTAATATCTTTTTCTTTTTTTAAAACAATATCTCCATCTTTTTTAGTTTCATATACACTTCTATTTTTAAGAATTAAAGCTCTATCACCAATGTATTTTTTAGATTCATAATCAACAGCTTTTATAACTTCTTTTCTTGCAGCTGCATTAATCTTATGCTCTTTTTTATACTCTTTAAAATTTCTCTGAATACATTTTTTAATAGCTTCTCTAGTAGTTACTTTAAAGATTCCTTCTGCTCTATTCTCTTTAGTTATAATTCTAGCAATTTCTGATGAATTATAGCCTTTTCTATAAAGTTCTTTGATTCTTTTTTTCTTCTTACTAGACTTCATAAGCTTTCTCCTTTTCTAGAAAAGTGTATAGTTATCCCCAACCCATCAAAGGGGACATTTTTTCAATTTCTCTGTTACTTTTTCTAAATATTTTTTATTTATGTAATATATCTTAACATAAATCTACTAAAAAAAGAGTGCACAAATTCTGAACTATTTATGCACTCTTTAAGAAGTATAATTATTATTTTAAAATTACTTTTTCTAATTTAATTAATGCTGTTTTCTTTTTTTCATGACACCATCTTTCACTCAAAAACAAACTTTTAGCTATTAACTTCCAACTTTGTCTTCCCATCCCCTCTAAATATCTTTCTTTGATAATATCTCTTTCTTTCATATCCAAAATATTCATTGCATTATCTATTCTATTTACTTTTGATTGTAATCTTTCTATCTCACAACTTAAATTAATATTTTCTTCTTTTTCCCTAAGTTTTAAATCTTCTATATCAGCTTTTATTATTCTATAGCTACTTAAAAATTTTTCTAATTCTTTTATCTTATTCATAATCTTAAACTCCACCTTGTATAACTTTGTTGCTCTGGCTCCTCTTAAATGTCTTTCACTCTTATTGAATAAAAGAACTTTTTCAACTTCAATAGCCTTTTGAGGATTTAATTCAAATATTCTTTCTGTAACATCTTTGTGTATAGTGCTTTTACTAACTCCAAAAAATTTTGCTGTTTCTCTTATAGTAGCTTTATTATCTAATACATAATTAACAACATTTAAAACTCTTATTTCTACTTGTTTACTCTTATATTTCTTTTTATACATAGCTCCTCCTAAATAATTCTCATTTGACCGATTATATTTAATTTCAATCTTTTAATATCAACTAATCTGTAATATTTATTAGATCCTTTAGTTTCTTTGACTTCTATCAAACCTAACTTTTCTAAATCTTTGAATACTCTATTTACATTTCGCTTCTTTAAGCCAAGTAAATTTTTAATATCTGATTGAGTATAATCTTCACTTATAAGCAAAAGTAATACTTTATAATGGTATTTTCCTAGTTCTTTAATGTTCGCTATATGTTCAAAATATTTCTTATCCATATCTTTTTATTGAGTAATCAAATACTATTACTTTAGTAATGATATTTGATTACTCTTAACTCCATTATTAAATTCCTCTAAAAAGTTATTTCTTTAATTAACTTTGATTTTTCTAATAAGTTTGGAAACTCATTTAATGCTTCTACATATGCATCAAGCTTTATTCCTAAACTTTTATCATAATCAAATTCATAGTATTTAACTTCTCCACTAGTCAACCTACTTCTCATTCCTAGAACATTGCTTTTAATAATTCCAGTGCCTTCAAGTATTCTTATTGTGTTATTCTCTTTAACAAGAACTATCTTCATAAAATCACCTACTCTAACTCTTGTATCTCCTCATTTATTTCACTAGCTAAATTTCTTATAATTTCCCTCATATCTTCCGAATCACCTAAACTATTAAAATTTAAATAGTATTCAATTGTTGTAACTTTTTCAACTCCAAACATTTCTAATAAGCATGTTGCACAATATACTTCATCTCCATATTTATGAGTTGCTACACTAGAACAATTAGAACATCTTTCAATATACTCATCACATATATGATTCACTGGCTCTGTTTTACTATGACGACAATGTCTCTTAATATTTTCAAATAATTTAAAATAACAATTTTCACAACTTTTCTTCACAACTTTTCCTCCTATGCCAGCTCATAAATCTTTTCTATTATTTCACGAATTATATCTTTGTTATGATATTTAAATATATCTTCTGTTATTGATTTTTTCTTATAGCCTTGACCAGCTCTTCTTTCTTCATCAAAATACTTCTTTATAGCTTCTACTGCATAACTTATAGTAGTAAAATTCAAGAAATATATATCACCAGCATCATTTACGTTATATCTAAAATGAGGTTCTTTTTCCTGTTCATAGTAAAATGGATCTCCACATTCTAAAGATTTTCTTTTGTACCATTCATCCTCTCCTCTTTTATACTCACATAATTTCTTGGTTAAACTTCTCATTTGTCCGAAGTATTTATCTTCATCAAACTTAACTACAAAAACATGATAAGAATGATAATATTGACTTACTATTAATGTGTATTTATATGCGTTCATTGTTTTATCTCCTTCCTTCTCTTCTTATAAGGTTTATATATATTCCTGTCCTTTGGTCCATCTGGAACTTTAATCCTTTCAAAAATTTCTTTTCCGACTTTTACCAACTCTTTTTCTTTTCTTATTTGTAACCTTAATCCTGTATCTTCAATAAGATCTGCTTTATTTAAACAGGTATTATAATTCTTTAACTCTATTACAATAAAATCTTTATATATAGCTTTAATAAATCCAATATGTTCATCAACACTAGCCTCTCTACGACTATTATTTTCTATTAACTTAACAGCTTGATTAATCTTAAGCATAACTTCCTCCTAATGTTTTAATAATAATCAGCTACTAAAAGTAACTGCTTATTATTCATTTATCTTAGTTTTTTAAACCTATAGTCATATTCTTCACCCATAAATATAACCATGTTATTTCCTGCTCTTTCTATAATTCTTCCTGCTAATGCTCTATCTAATTGTTCTAACATTTCAATAGTGCATTCAGTTGAAATTATAGTGATTAGTTTTTTATAATATCTATAGTTCAATAATGGATATATATGTTTCATATCAATATCATTTAATGGTGCTATTACTTGTCCATTTCGCACTTTATCTTTGAATAAATCATCTATTACTAATATTTCAGCTTCTTTGTATCTATCTAGTAATGTAGTGTACTGTTCAAAATCTTTTGCATTTCCTTTTAGTCCCATGATTGCCTCTGTGTATGGCATATAAATAACGTGTCTTTTTTTATCTTTAAATAGTGCAGCTCCAAGAGCTATTGCTAAATGACTTTTCCCAGCCCCTGGTTGTCCCATGAAGATAAACCATCCATGCTCCTTAGTTTTATTAAAGTTAAATATATAATCAATTACTTTATTTTTAGCACTTTCAGTTACTTTATCGAATGGTATAAACTCATTTACTTTTTTTACTTTACTTGGTTCTACTCCGAACTCTCTCCAAGCTCTTTCTATATTATTCGATAAGCTACATGGACATTGCTTTCCTAAAGGTTGTAAGCCTTCTCTATATTCCAAAATGATCCCTGTATCTTTGCACCTTGGACATTTATACTTAGATTCCATTGATTTTGTCATAGTCATACTTTGGCTTTGCTCCTTGACCTTTGCTAAAATCCTGTCTAAAGCTTCCATTGTTTTTCCCTCCATTTTCATATTTATAGTTTCCTTCTAAAACTTTAATAAAGTTATTAGGTTTTACTAACCAATCAAAATTTACTATCCAATTCCTATTATTTTGTCCTTTAAGAAAGCTACTCTCATTTATATTTTTAATAGCTTTTATAACATTCTCTATTCCATATTCATTGATTCTCGCTTTTAAAGATTTATATCTATTAGTACCTGCATTTATAGATATAATCTTTTGTAATCCTATAGAGTTCCATTCCTCTATAACTCGTTGCACATGAGTGCTACATAATATATCTTTAGATATATTATTAATAGAATCACTTATGGGAGTATCTTTGTTGCGACGTTCTGTCGTAACCCTTACGCTATTTTGTCGTAACCCTTGCGACATTTTATCGTAAGGTGTATATTCATTTAATTCATCTAATTTAGATGTTATATTTACATAAGAAAACTTCCCCTTAATACCACTTTTCTCATAAAATAATTTTCTTTCTAAGAATCCATTTTCACATAAATATTTTATTTTTCTTTGTAATTTTCTTTGAGTTCCTATTATAGGAATTTGATCTATTAAATATCCTTGGTCTATCCAAATAAATCTTTCTCCATCTATGATTTGATATTCCATTTTCTTGCTTGAATACATTTCTTTTATTACTGATAATATAAGGGCATCATCATTATCTAAGCCCATTTCTATTAACTTTTCTTGTTGTAATCCGTGTACGGTATACTTCATTTTGAATACACCCTCTTTCTATTTACACTTTAAAATGTTAAAATGATATTGCTTTACTCTTTGAGTACCTCGACTACTTTGGTCGGTGTCTTGGTACTCTCTTTTTATTTTTTTATGTTTTAAAACGTTTAAATTAATACTTATTTTTAACATAATTAACTTCCTAACAAATAAGAATTTTTCTTAGAGAATCTATTGCCCTATTCTTAATTCTTGAAATTTGTACTTGATTAGTTCCTAATAATTTAGCTGCCTCATTTTGTGTTTTACCTTGCAAAAAAATTATCTTAATTACTTACCTCTGTAAATCTGGAAGCTTACTTATAGCATTTTTTAAATCTAACTTTGCTATTTCATTATCTATTTCAAAATTAGAAGGAAGAGTATCTATTAATTCAACATCTTTTTCTAAATTCAAAGGTAAAGTATCATTAAGAGAAGAAATACTTACTTTTTCGTATATCTCTGTATTGCCATTTCTTTTTCTAATAAATCTATTTTTATCATGATAATAATCGTTTTTAATCTGTCCTCTCATTGTACTCATTGCATAAGTTGAAAATTTAAAACCTTTCTTTTCATCAAATCTATTTGCAGCTTTGACTAGTCCTAACATTGCAGCTGACAAGACTTCTTCAAAATTCATTGAGCTATTCTTTTTATAAACTTCATTTGTAGCTATATAAGCTAATTTAATATGATTTTCTGCTTTTATCATTTATTTTCTCCTAACTAATTTTTTATTGAGTAAAGTAAAAAAACTACCATACTAAATATCAAAAGATAATATATTGTATAAATTAATCTTTCATATTTTTTACTCATTTCAAGTTTTTCCTTTCCAAAATTCCCTTCCAACAATTTTCAACAAAATTTTCATGTTAAAAATTGTATAATTATGTTGAAAGGTGGTGATATAAATGGCTAGTAAAAATACTAAACAAACTAGTAAAAGCGTAGCTTCTAAAGCTAGTAAAATTCTTAAAGACGGTAGATACAGTAAAACTTCAAAGTCTGTTGCTGGTAGTGCATTATCACAAACTAAAAAATAATACTTTTAGTTTCAACAGATAGTATAAAATCTGTATTTATCAAGACCTTTTGTTTACCTAGTCTTATAAGTGCTATATTACTAGGTAAACATTCCATTTCATTTCTATAACTTTCTATTGTTCCATTTTCATATTCTTCACCAGTTGCTAATATTAACTTTTTAAATTCAAATTTATCAGTATTTCTATCCAGTGTCTTAATAACAATTTCTAAAGCTCTTATATCATCATCATTAACCTCGAAAATTCTATTGTCGTTAAAGTTATCAAGAATCTCTCTTAATTGAACTAAAGCTGTATCAAAATCCTTTACGAATACATACTTATTATTTTCCATTATAAAAATCCTCCTTAAATTACATTTGTTGAAAATATTAAAGCTAACATATTACACGTACTTAGTATTAAATATTTAAAGCTTTTTTTAGGTTCTTTTTCATCTAAGCTTTTAATCATAAACTCTATACTTAGATATAAAGTTGTAATTATAGCTATTGTTCCTAAAATTAAATTTCCATTTTTAGTTAACATACAATACCTCCTAGTCTCATATAATATACTGGTAAGTGTTCTCCAATTTAACTTTTATCTATAAGGCTACTTAAAGCCTTTCTTTAGTTAATTAATGCTTACCAAGTTTCTTCTATTTTTTTCTTAGCATACTCTGTAAGAGCTTTAGTATTTCCACCTAATTCTTCTATCCTTTTAGAAATTATATTAGCTATTACTTTAGCCTTTTCTTTCTCCACAAATTCAACTCCAGATGGAAATACTTCCTCAACAGTTATTACTGTACCTTTCTTATACCCTGGAACTGTTCTTGTTCTAATTTCCATTTGTTTATCTCCTTAAAATTGCTCTTTAAACTATATGATTTTTAAATGATTTTTATTAAATACCCTTAGCTTTAATGGGATTTTAATTAAAGCTTTTACAATCCATTCCCTTAGCACTAGTGGGATATGATATTTAACTAATGCTTGTCCATTAAATAAGTATTAAGCAAAATTTAACTATTTGCTTATAAGTTCTTCAACAGTGGTTCCTAATGCTTTCGCTATTTTACAAATAACTGTAATACTAGGATTCTCTCTTTTTCCTTTACATATTTCCCATACATAAGACATTGATAAATTGCTATCTTTAGCAATTCTATACATAGTTATGTTTTTTTCTTTAGCTATTCTAGCTATATTCTTAGCTAACATAATTACTCCACCTTTCTTGTTACGAACTACTTCGTTAATACGATAATACTACGTAATAAAAATTTACTCAACTTAATTAACTCGTTATAACGTAGCATTATCGTTAAATAGCTCTTAAATTCTTAAAAATACTACGTTTTACTTGACATAACGTTTTAACTAATATATACTTCGTTATATAGAAATATAAGGAGTTGATATAATTGTTCAATAAAGAATTAATTATTGAGTTGCTAGAAAAAAAAGGTTGGAGTCGATACAGATTAAGCAAAGAAGCTAATATGGCTCAATCAACTTTAAGCGATATCCTTACTGGGAAAAATGCTAATCCTAGAATGGATACTATCCAAAAAATAGCCTCTGCTTTAGATGTTACTGTAGATGTTTTTTTTGATAATGATTCAAACCCTAATGAATCAAAAGCAAATAAAGAAAGAGATTACTCATTAACAATAAAAGAACAAGAAAATATTGATAAAGAAGCTCAGAAAATACTAGATGATATGACTTTATCATTCTCTAAAAATAAAGATATTCTTACAGAAGAAGACTATTTCGCAATAGAAATGGCTTTAAAAAGTTCTCTTGAAGCTATAAAGATAAAAAATAAGAAAAAATTTACTCCCAAAAAATACAAATAATTTACATAAGAAAAATATATTGATTAACAAAAGATTTAAACTTACATAATAAAAGTACACAAAAATAAGAGATGTACTAAAGAATGGGAGGGAATTGCTTTGAATTGCGTAAAATGCATTAAGTTTGAAGCTGATAAAATAATAAAAAAATATGTTAATGAGTTAGGTTATTTAGACCCTATGCTAATTGTTAAAAACTTAAAAAAGGTTCACTTTTCTATAGAACCTTTAAGTGATTCTGTGAATGGATTTTATAACTATATATCCCCTAATAAACAAATGATTATTATAAATTCAAATTTGTCTGAAGAAGAATTCAATTTTACTTTATTTCATGAACTTGGGCACTATTTTTTAGGTCATAAAGATAAGCTTCTTTTGAATTCATCTTTCACTATGAATTTAAAAGAAGAATATCAAGCTGATCTATTCGCTACTTACATGTATATGAACTATAAAGATATAAATCAATCTAAGGATATATGTATTTACCCTAAAAGAATATCAGAACTTAAAGAAAAATTTTAACTAAGATATTGAAATTACTAGGAGGTTTATATATGAAAACTGTCGCTATATATAGTAGAAAATCTCGTTTTACTGGCAAAGGTGATTCTATTGAAAATCAAATTGAAATGTGTAAAGAGCACATAAAAAAATTTGTATCTCCAAAAGTAGAGTTTTTAATTTATGAAGATGAAGGTTTTAGTGGTGGAAATACTAATAGACCTGCATTTCAAAGACTTATAAATGATATAAAATATGGGAATATAGATTTATTAATATGCTATAGATTAGACCGTATAAGTAGAAATGTAGCCGATTTCTCTTCTGTGCTAGATGTTTTACAAGAATACAAGGTTGATTTTATCTCTATTAAAGAACAATTCGATACTTCTTCCCCTATGGGAAGAGCTATGATTTATATTGCTTCTGTATTCGCACAATTAGAAAGAGAAACTATTGCTGAACGTATTAAAGATAATATGCTTGAAATGGCTAAGAAGGGAAAATGGACTGGAGGTAAACTCCCTTTAGGATTTACTTCTAAAAAAATAGCATATATAGATGAAGAAGGTAAAAAAAGATTTAAAGTTACTTTAGAACATGATTCTAAGGATTTAGAGTTTGTTAAATTTTTATATGAAAAATATCTTAAACTAGGGAGCTTACACAAACTCGAAACATATACACATGAAAATAATATAAGATCTGCAAGTGGTAAGATTTTTGAAAAAAGTACATTAAAAATAATATTACAAAATCCTATCTATGTTAAAGCTGATGAAAATGTATTTAATTATTTTGAAAATAAAGGTTGGTCTGTTTATGGAGAACCAGATGGATTACATTCTTTATTGTCTTATAATAAAACTGAAACAGCCAAAAAAGATGGAAAGTTAACAAAAAGAAATAAAGATGAATCTGAATCTTTAGTTGCTGTTAGTGATGTAAAAGGATTCATAGATTCTTCACTTTGGTTAAAAGTACAGTATCAATTTAAAAAGAATAAAAATACTTTTCCTCGCCTTGGCAAAACTCATAATGCTTTATTAGTTGGTAAGTTATTTTGTGGCAACTGTGGAACTAGAATGATAATACAGCATGGAAGAACTTCTACTAAAACTGGTATTAAGACTTTCTATTATGTGTGCTCTTTAAAGAAAACATCTAAGAAAAAGCTTTGTTCAGCACATAATGTAAAAACTGACTTCTTAGAAAATCTTGTTTTAGATTCTCTTGAAAAACTATATTATAAAAAAGACTTTATAAACGATAGTTTAAAAATAAATTTAAAAGAAAATAAAGACAATATTAAAGAAATAAATACTACTAAAAAACTTATAGAACTTAATAAAAATAAAATTAATAGTTTAATAGAAAAACTATCTCTTGACTTTGATAATGTTTTAAGTGATATATTAATTCCACAAATAAAAAAGATTAAAATTGAAAATGATGTTTTAGAATCTAAGCTTGAAGAACTAAAGCTAAAGAAACAAGAATCTGAAATGAATAGAATAGAAATAGATCTTATAACGTCTCTCTTAAATAAATGTAAAAATATAAAAGATTTAACTAGAACAGAACAAAAACAAATAATAGATTGTCTTGTTGATAGTATTTACTACTACTCTAATGATAATGGAAATGATAAAATTAAAATTAAATTTATTAATGATATTGATTCTATAAATACGTTATTAAGTGATGAAGAAAAAAGACAATTTGAAAAGTTGTCTTTTTATTCACACAGCATGTCCAGTATCTAA